ACCTCAAGTCGACACCGTTCAAGTCGACACCGACAACAACTGACCTCAACTACAAGACAGGAGACAATCATGAGGACCAAAGAAACAGAGAAGGCCACCCGAGCGCCCTATCGACCACTCAAACAGTTACGAGCCTTCGCCGAAGCGATCTGGCTCGTGACAGACGAAACGAGGAAGGCATCGCCCATGAAGCCCATCCTCAGTACCCACCTCGACTACTCGATCAAGATCGTCGAGGAGAAGGGGCGCAACGGAGAAGTGTCGGTGGTGGCCTACGCAAAGAAGCGAGGCGTCAAGGTGGCCCGATTGGTCACACTCGAAGACCGTTCCGTTCAGCCGACACTCAAGACCTACACGGTGCGAGTTGTCTACAAGAGCGAGACGTTCGCCATCGACGCAACAAGCAGGGCCGATGCCCTCGAACAGGCTCGAGCCGTATTGCTCGAACCCAAGGCAATCCGACAGACAGTTGGGCGTGCCCACCTCATCATCAAGGAGACCAAGTGAACGAGATCGTTCCGTCATCGAACACCAACGTCGACAGTGCGTCGATGTTCAACCTGATCGTTCAGCAGGCCGACGTGCTGGCCAAGAGCAGGATCATTCCACGCGCCTATCAGGGCAAGCCTTACGACGTCATCGCAGCCGGCCTTGCTGGACAGTCGTTCGGGTGGGACGTCATGACCTCACTCCGCAACTACCACGTCATCGAGGGCACCGCATCCCTTCGACCCGAAGCCATGCTCGGGTTGGTTCGACGCGCCGGCCATAGCGTCAACGTCAGCGTGGTCGCCCGAGACGATCAGAGGGTGGCCATCGCACACGGTCGACGTGCCGACAACGGCGACGAACACACCGCCGAGTTCTCGACAGTCCATGCCAAGGCTGCCGGACTCCTGACGAAGAACAACTGGAGACAGTACGAGGAAGCCATGTTGACATGGCGTGCCGTCTCAGCGTTGTGCCGAGTCCTATTCCCTGATGTGGTCCTCGGTGCCGGCTACGTGCCCGAAGAACTCGGTGCCATCGTCACACCGACAGGTGAAGTGGTCGAAGAGGACCCGTTCGCTGTACGGAAGGTGCCGGCGATCGAGGCCAAGCGGACACTCCTCGAAGCGTGTGGTGGTGACAAGGACGTCGCTCGGGCCATCTGGGGCGAACGAGGAAGCGAGTCGATGACGTCTGAGGAACTCGACAGTCTGGTCGCATCGGTGAATGTTGAAGATGCCGAAGTGGTCGACGCCGAGGTCATCGAGACCACTGCCATCACAGAAGCACCTTCTCCGTTCGAGGTCATCGCAGAGTTCACTGCGTCGACTGATGACGAAGGCGAGTTGGTCTACGACGCAACCGGCCCCGTCCCATTCCCTAAGCGAGCCAAACTCGGCAGCAGGGCAACCAATCCCAACAACAACACAGGAGAGCAAGAGTCATGATCCAAGCATCAGAACGAAAGACAACGTGGCAACGCCTAGGCAAGAACGTGACTGGAATGTCCGTCGCTGAAGCGATGAGTGAGTCAGGCATCGACTTCACTGTCGGCATGGTTCCGCTGGTGGCCTCTATCCCATCGCCGTTCAACTACAAGACACCAGACGGCCAACAGATCTCGATGACCGAACGTGTCGAGGGCTACAACGTCACGTACCGTCACGACACCGGCAAGCCCATCGGACCTGTCGGTTCGAGATACCACGTCGTTCAGACCAAAGAGGCAACAGACTTGATCGAAGCCATGACAGCAGGTGGTTGGAAGCCTGAGTACGCCGGCCTCGTCAACCGTGGCCGTGCGGTGTTCATGGCAGGCCGAATGGACTTGGCCGACTTCACCAGCGAGATCGACCCGTACCTGTGCTTCGTGAACTCATTCGATGGCAGCAGTGGACTCAAGTTCGCATGTACGCCAGTACGTCCTACGTGTACGAACCAGATCAAGGCCATCTTCAACACACGGCAGACTGTCCGACCAGTCGTGTCACTTCGACACACCAGCAACGTGATGGGCAGGGCCGAGACGGTTCGAGACACTCTTGGTCTCTCCGAGTCGTACTACCGCTACCTCGATGCTCAAGTCGACAAACTCCTGAACACTCCGTTGACGGAGAACCGTCTCGATGAAGTGTTGGACCTCGTCGCACCTCTCGTCGACTCCGCTGGCGTGTCACTCGATGGCTACAAGCGAGACAAGAGACTCGACAAGCGAACAGAGATTGTGTCGACGTTGACTCACTCGACGACAATCCCTAACGACATGCGGTTCACAGCATGGGGTATCTACAACGCCATGACTGAGATCGAACAGTGGGGCAAGTCAGAGATGCCCTCGAAGGCTCAAGCCGACCAAGCACTCGGTAGGCACCTCGGTATGGTGCCGATGGTGACGACAAGTGACAGGGTGCTCAAGACCATCAACCGTTGGCTCGTACCGGCCTGACGTCGACCTAAGAACAAGTGCCGGGGCGTTCCCGACTGAACGCCCCGGCACCTGCTACACCGACAGGAGAGTCAGGTGACGGAACAAGATTATCACGACGAGTACGGCTCCGATACAGGGCCGTTCTCAATAGTGCCCGAATGGGTGACTACCTCAAGTCTGAGCCACGGTGCCGTTCGTCTATACGCACTTCTGGCTCGCTATGCCGACTACTCGACTGGCGAGGCATGGCCGAGTCGTGCGACGTTGGCACTGCGACTCAGAATGTCGACGGACTCTATCGACAGGTTGTCGAAAGAACTTCAAGACTTAGGTGCCGTCGAGGTCATTCGTCGACACGATGGCACGAGATGGAAGTCGAACCTCTACATCGTCAAGCGTGTCCCGCCGGCCAGCATGAACAGTGGCCGTACTGATGCGGCCACTCCTAGCCGTACATCTACGGCCGAGGCTGGCCGTACTCCTACGGCTACCCCTAGCCGCATAGATGCGGCAGTAACGAGAGCCAGTGAACAAGAACCAACTGAACGAGATAAGACCCCTGCTATCTCTAATGAAGTGACACAAGTGTTCAACACGTGGCTCGAGTCGACCGGCAAGCAGGCTGGACGGACAATGCTCGACAAGAAGAGGGCAGCCCGAATCAAGTGGGCACTCAAGAACTACGAACTCGTCGACGTACTCGACGCTGTTCGTGGATGGAAGAGGTCTACCTTCCACGCCGGCCAGAACGAGCATGGCAAGGTCTACAACGACCTCACACTTCTACTTCGGAACTCTGACCGTCTCGAGTACTTTCGAGACTGTTGGCGGTCTGAGGCAGACACAGAAACGAAGGTGCCCGAAACGTGGCATCGTCTACGAGAGATGATGGGAGAAGAAGATGGGCGCTGATCTAACGCTTGGCATTACAAAGATTGAACGGTCGTTTGAGGAGGCTGTGAAAGCGTTGAAAGAACTCGAACCGGAAAGTGTCTACAACGCCGTGTCCTACTGGTTCGACGTCGACGAGTACGACTACGACGAGGCCCTCGCCAAAGCGATTGAATGCTTGAAAGAGGTCTACGGCTACTACGAGCACGGGTCTCGAGACACTGCCGTACTGACTCTCGATGGCAAGAGGTGGCTCATCACTGGCGGTATGTCTTGGGGCGACGACCCGACTGATGCCTTCCGACCGATTGCCCTGATGGAAGACCTTGGGGTGACCTCAGATGAGTAAGAACGGTGCGCTGAAGATGCTGGCAACATTGACGGCTGCCTACATGAAAGACCTGCCCGACCCGACGATCAGGCTCTACGTGAACGGTCTGGCCGACCTTGACGACGATGCGTTGGCCGGCGCTGCCGAAGAGATGATCGTCAAGAGCAAGTTCTTCCCAACCATTGCCGACCTTCGAGAGTGCGCTGTATTCCGTACTGTGCCCGGTGGTAGGCCACCTTCGGCCGATGTCGCATGGCATGAAGTGATGACCAAGGTCGCCACGGTCGGTGCGGTCGACAGAGTGTTCCCAGACTGTATGCGTTGTGACAACTCACGGTGGCTTCTCAAGGTCGACAAGGAAGGTATCGAGAGGGTGTATCCCTGTTCGTGTTCTGAGAAGTCCGTACATTCACCTCGGCCACCTTTCAGTCACTCAATGATCGGAACGACACTCGACGTCATCGGTGGGTACAACAGACTGTGCCATGCCTCCGAACGTGAACGAGACACAACCAAGAAAGCGTTCCTCAAGACTTACAACGAACTGACTTTGAGCATCATTGCCAAGTCCATTCACCTCGACTCGACGACACGAAAGGAGTTGTCGGAATGAAGAGGTCTGGGCCAATCAAGAGGACAACAGGACTGAAACGAACCAGCAAACTGGCCCCAGTCTCGAAGAAGCGTCGCAAAGAGAACGCGACCCGCCGCAAGGTCATCGAACAAGTTCTCGAGACGCGTAAGGCTTGTGAGGCCGGTCTGCTCATACGGAGAGTCGATGGCCACCATAAGTGCGCCGGCCAGCCTTCCGACATACATGAACCACTGACGAGGGCAAGAGGTGGCTCGATCGTCGACCCATCCAACATGGTCGTCGTCTGTCGCCCATGCCACGACTGGATACACGTCAACCCGGCAGCGGCCACGTCCGTAGGATTACTGGTGTCGGCATACAAGTAGTGCTAGTCTTCCTACATGGGCCGGCAATGGACTATCGAGGACGACACTCGACCGTGGACCGCTAATGCCGAACGGACATGGCACCGACACAAGAGGGCATCGACAGTCAAACAGTGGCGCACTCGCTGGTTCTTTCTAACAAAGAACGCTCGCGTCCCACACGTCGACAAAGTGTCTATCGCCTGCGTGCCACTGGCCACGAACCGACGGTGGAGGCCAGACGTAGGTGCTTGCTATCCGGCAGTGAAGGCAGCAATCGACGGCATCGTCGACGCCGGCGTACTCGATGACGACAACCCCGAACATCTTCTATACGTCACCTTCTATCCAGTCGAGGTCATCGGAAGAGATGGCCTCCGTCTAACGATCACGGAGATCGAATGAACCACATCACACAAGTCGACCTCGAAGACCAACTCATGCGTATCTGCGAACGCATGGAAGAGGACACCGACCTGCTACTGGAACTGTCCATCGACAGGGCCGAAGCCGAGGCCGACTACAAGTACAAGTACTCGCGAACCCTTATCAACATCTCAGAGAAGATGCCGGTTTCGTCAAAGGAGGCGCGAGCGTATCTGTCTGCCAGTGAGGAGTTCCGCAAGTGGCAACTCCTCCTAGCAAGAGAGAAGGCAACACAACAGTCGTTGCTAGCAGCGAGGTCACGCCTCGATGCCCTACGGACTGTCTGTGCGAACGTAAGAGCAGCAGGAGGCTGAATGAACACCGACAACAACAACATCGCCGAAGCGCGACGACTGACCCTCGAGATGCGTCGACTGGAGCAAGAGGTCATCCATCTCAACAACCAACGCCGAAACCTGATACGTTCGGCATGGCGTGACGACAAGGTGTCCCAGCGAGAGATAGCGACGGCACTTGGCATCACCAATCAGACCGTGTGGAATGAGATCCACAGGAAGGACAACGAGAATGAACCTGCTGCCTAGTGACTACGAACTCGTCGACGTGACAACGCTGTCGCTACACCCCGACAATGCTCGTAAGGGCAACATCGAACGACTTGAAGAGTCGATCAGAGTGAATGGGTTCTACGGGGCACTTGTCGTCCAGCGTTCAACCAACCACATCGTCGTCGGCAACCACCGCTATCAGGCCGCGGTCAACCTAGGCATGTCGGCACTGCCTGTCTTATTCGTCGACGTCGACGACAACGAGGCACGCCGACTCCTGTTGGTCGACAACCGCTCGAACGATCTGGCCTCCTACGACGACCAGATGCTGATCGAACTCCTGAAACTGACTCAGGACGAAACAGGTCTCGAGGGCACCGGCTACACCGACGTCGACCTCGCTGACCTCGAACGGCTGATCGCAACAGGGCCGACCGGCTTCGCCGGCGACCCTGACGACTACCCAGACCTCGTCAGTGATGACGATGACGACAGCGAGGGCAACACAGTCCCGTTCGACCTCATCGACTCAACCATTGACGAGCCAGAGTTCCAGCCAGAACTGGGCACTGTCTGGCAGGTCGGCACACACATCATGGTCGTCGGAGACGTCATGAAGGACTGGCCACTCTGGTCGAAGTACCTCAAGGAAGGCGACTGGTTCGTGCCCTATCCGTCGTTCTTCGTACCGCTGGCCGCGAAGCCGTCGCCGCGACTCATCATGGTCCAGCCCGACAGATACATGGCCGGCTTACTTCTTGAGAAGTGGAACGGCGCAATGCCGAAGGCTGAACAGATCGAGCCGTGATCCGTACGCAAGGCAACTGGGACCCCAACAACAGAGGGATGTTCTTCAACGCCGGCATCCATCGCAACATCACAGAGGAAACAGAGTTGATGAAAGAGACACAAGGCAACTGGGACCCAAAGAAGAGAAGCATCTTCTTCAACGCCGGCATGAAAGGAATGTCGCAAGACGAAGACCCTCGCGAGTCCTATGGCTGCCGACCCGGCATGAACAACCTGTTCGCTATCAACGACTTCGCCCAACCCGGTCAAGAGATCAGACGTGAGGGCAGGGAGTGGCAATCGTTCATGGCCTCAATCGAGTCTGGTCGACCGACCTTCCTCGACTCTGGCATCTTCTATCTGACGAACCAGCACAAACGGAAGCACAACACAACGATGGACGAGGCGCTGTCACTAGCGCCCGAAGAGATCGACAACTTCGACTGGCTGTTCGAGAACTACGTCAACGTCATCAGAGAAGTCGGTGATGCCATCTGGGGCTACAACGAACTCGACCAAGGTGGCAAAGACAACAAGATCAGGACTCGCGCTCGGCTCGAGGCTCTGGGCCTCCGACCAATCCCCGTCTACCACCCACTGAATGACGGTTGGGATTACTTCGACGACCTCGCCCGTGAATACGACCGCATCTGTTTCGGCAACGTCGTACAAGCCAACACACACGTACGTCGTCGACTCCTCGCAACGGCGTTCGAGAGGCACGCCGAATACCCCGACCTGTTCATCCACTTCCTCGGTCTGACACCAAACGAACTCCAGATGAGCCTGCCCTATGACAGCGCAGACTCATCAGGGTGGCTTGCCGTCATGAAGTTCTCGCACAGTGTTCGCTTCCAAGCGGCCGGCGCAAAGAGGTGGCAGATACCGAAGGAGTGGCTCCCGCCGTTGCCGTGGACGTGGGTCGAACGCATCCCGCTGACACGAATGATGTTGGCCGAGTCGTTCGCTCGGCAGCGAGGTATCCAACATTGGAACCAGACCATGATCGACAACATCACAGGTGCCCGATACATGACAGGAGGCCCTAAGTGACAGACAGCCACTACAGGAAGTTCGACAGAAGTGTGACAGTCCGATGGGAGCAGGTCGGCTTCCACTGTTGGCCAGAAGCCAACGGCGTTCGCGAGTACCTATCGACTCGACATCGACACAAGTTCTTCTTCACACTGACCGTCGACGTGTTCCACAACGACAGAGAGATCGAGTTCCATGACCTTCTCGACTTCGCAAAGACGATCATCGTCGAACAAGAACTGGGCAGACAGTCATGTGAAGACCTCGCCACTACGATCATCGATGCCGTCGTCGCTAAGTACCCGCACACGGCCAGCAGTCGAACCATCAGATGCTCAGTCTTCGAGGACAACGAAGTGGGCGCAACCTTGACACGAGAGGCAAACAAGTGACGATGATGAGGACAGTCAAGAGACTCGGAGGCTTCCCGTGCTGTCACCGACAGTGGAAGGATGAAGGCCACTGTTCCCTACTCCACGGCTACGACCGATGGGTAGAGATGGAATGGGAAGGGCCTCGAGACCATCGGGGCTGGGTCGTCGACTTCGCAAGCCTGAAACAAGTTCGTAAGGCGCTCGAGGACCAATACGACCACACGTGTTTGATCGCCCCCGACGACCCCGAGATGGCGACATGGCTCGAACTCCACGAACGCAAGGCACTCGACATTCGAGTCACTGACCCAACGATGGAGGGCATGTGCCTATGGGTGAAGGACCTCGTCGACAAGTGGACTGAAGAACACTGCCCCGGCGTACGACTCATTCGAGTGACCTGCTGGGAGAACGACAAGAACGCATCGTCGTGGGAAGCGCAATGACAGCACAAGACAGCCTCGAACGTGAGTTGATTATCTCCGAAGTGTTCGGGCCAACACTTCAAGGTGAAGGCAAGAGCCTCGGCAAGCCGGCCATGTTCGTCCGGCTCGGTCTCTGTAACCTCGACTGCTCTTGGTGCGACACTCCGTTCACTTGGGACTGGAGCGGCAAGAACGGCACCAAGTACGACAAGAAGAAGGAACTACGACACGAGACTGTCGCAAGTCTGATCGAACAACTCGACTCCTATCGAACCTGTCGACGAGTAGTCATCAGTGGTGGTGAACCACTCATCCAGTCGAAGGGCGTCGTAAGTCTTGCCATCGCTTACATGGCCACTGGTGGCAGTGTCGAAGTAGAAACCAACGGCACACTGAAACCGCCGGCCGAGATCGCTGACCTCGTTCAGTGGAACATCTCGCCCAAACTGTCGACCAGTGGAGTCGACCTCGACAAACGTCGGTCGATCGAATCGTTGTCAGCGTTCGCAGCAACACCCGACCACACCTTCAAGTTCGTCATCTCGGACATTGAGAGTGACATCACAGAGGTCGTCGGCATCTGTAAGGAAGCCGGCATCGACTACGAGAATGTCTACCTGATGCCCGAAGGTCGGACGGCTTCGGAGGTCAACTCGAAACTCCAAGCACTCTTCGAGGTGGCCGCACAGTTAGGAATGAACGTGACCACACGACTACACGTACTCGCTTTCGGCGATAGGAGAGGTGTCTGATGACCCAGATCAAGAACCTGACATGGGCTGACGTCAACGAAGAAGTGGCTCGCCTCGTTGCGAGGACCAAGAACAAACCGAGTGCTGTCTATGGCATCCCTACTGGTGGTGCTGTCGTCGCCGCACTGGTGGCTGCTCAGATGGGTATTCCTCTGACAGAGACTCCAGACGGACCCGGTGTCCTCGTCGTCGACGATCTGGTCGATACAGGTCGAACGATGAAGAGTGTTCGCCCGTTCGGTGGCATGTTCACAGACGCACTCTTCCGTAAGCCTTGGTCACCAAAGGAGTTGGCACCTGAGGCAACCGAAACGAGTGACTGGTTGGCATTCCCTTGGGAACGAGACAACGGCGATCCCGTCGACGCCGTAGTCCGAATACTTCAACACATTGGAGAGGACCCGACTCGAGATGGCCTACTCGAAACGCCTCGACGTGTCACTAAGGCATGGCGAGAACTCACTAAGGGCTACCGCGACGACCCGGCTGTAATCCTTGACAAGACCTTCGACGTTCGGTCGGACGAGATGGTCGTCGTCCGCAACATGCCGTTCACGAGTTGCTGTGAACACCACATGCTGCCGTTCTTAGGTCATGCGACGATCGCATACGTGCCGACCGACCGAGTCGTCGGTCTGTCGAAACTCGCTCGGCTACTCGACTGCTTCGCCAACCGACTCCAAGTTCAAGAACGCATGACGACACAGATCGCTGATGCCGTCATGGAACACTTGAAGCCGCAAGGAGTCGGCGTTGTCATCTCGGCCACCCACACCTGTATGTCAATGCGTGGAGTGAAGAAGCACGGCGAGACAGTCACCTCGGCCCTACGAGGACTGTTCAAGGAGTCCGCAGAGGCTCGAGCCGAACTGATGTCACTTCACAGGGCAGGCTGACCACTCGAGTCGATGCCCTAAGCCCACCACAAACCGGCGTTTCGTGTCTCAGGCCCGATCGGGCCAAGAATGAGCGCCGGCCGTGTAGGTCTGGCCGAGGCCCTCAGAACGAAGAATAACGCGCAATGAGGCCAACGGGCACATAGGCGCAGGTCAGACCGCATGTCTTAGTGGTGCCGGCCACCGGAGGACATTCCCGCAGGTCAGACACGTATTTACATAACCGCAGGTCAGAGCGCTCTAAGTACGGTTGAACGGCACGTCGACTCCTCGTACGGTTCCCCACATGAACAACGCCATCGACACCACACGCCGCTTCGGAACTCTTCACTACCGTTCAGGAGACGAAGTTCGTATTCGTCGCGGTTTCGTCTGCCTCTTCGAGGACAAGGTCATCGCCACCACCTCACGTGGTCAGGGCGTCGTCATCGCCCTCGACGCGGTCGTGAAGTTTGTGGAGAAGGCAAAGTGACCATGATCGGGGCCAGCAAGACCATTCACGTTCGCGCCCAGCACCAGTGGGTCCTCGACAGCAAGGTGGCCGAACTCGGCAAGGTGGCCAAGCGCTACGGTTTCGAGGCCCCGACCTACGGCATCGTGAGCCGCTACACGACCACCGACGACCTCAACCGACAGACCGAGTGGCTCGAGGTCCTCATCATCGAGCAGCCACTCGTCATCGAAGGCAACTGGACTTTCGTTGCCCTCATCGAGCACACCGAGGTCGGCAACATCGTTCGGTCTGCCCCCGGCGTCACCATTGACCTGACTCCGTTCCACGAGATCGAGGCGACGTGCGATCACTGCGGCAAGACTCGCAGCCGGACTCACACGGTCGTAGTGGTCGACGAGCGAGGCGTCATCACTCGAGTCGGTAAGCAGTGCCTCAAGATGTACATGCCCAAGTGGCGCTTGCCCTTGACGAACGCGGTCTCCGACTACCTGTGGGAACTGGAGCAACTTCGGGGCATCGACGACGAGGGCATCAAGGCCGCAGCCGGCCGCGACTTCTGGGAGACCAGTCAGATCATGGACGTCGCCATACGGTCGATTGCCACCTACGGCTACGGGTCACTCAACAACGAGTCGATCACTCCGACGGCCGAGGTCGTCCGTGGCGTGCTGTCAGATAGTTCGGTGTTCCGCGAAGACGCCATCAAGTTCCGTAAGGTCGACGACAGTGTCGTTCGACTGATGTTCGCTGCCGTGAACGACATGCTGACTCGTCTCGAGGCCAAGCGTCAAAGTGGCACCGGCTTGTCCACCTTCGACCACAACGTCCTGATGGCCTGCCGAGTCGGCGGTCGCAAGAACCTCGGCATCATCTGCTGGGCTGTCGAAGCCGCGAAGCGGGCACTCGTTGAGGTCATCGCCGCGCCGGCCGATGGCCAGAAGGTCCAGCCGGCACCGGCCGAGTGGTACGGCAGTGTCGGCCAGAAGGTCACAGTGACCGGCATCTGCGCCACGCGTACCTCGATCGAGACCGACTACGGCTACACCAACCTGATCGTCATCAGGACCGACGACGCGATGTTCAAGATGTTCACGACGACCGCGACGGCACCCGAGGCCGGCGAGCGCGTCACGATGACGGCCACCATCAAGTCGCACGACACGTGGAACGACCACAAGCAGACGACGGTCACCCGACCGAAGTTCCAGACCATCTGACAACACGACAGGAGACAAAGAACATGAGAACCCAGCACACCGACATTCACCCTGCCCTACAAGACCACACGAACAGTCGTGGCCACGTCGACTCCCTCGTCGACCTCGCGGCCTCGAACATCGTGATGGTTGAACGAGACTGCGGCTGCTCGTTCCGAACCGCTACGGCACTTGTTCTGTCGACGATGCCCAAGCGCGTGGTCGTGAAGTGGGCCGACATGGTCCTCCTCAATGGCCCGAAGGCATCGTGGAACAAGGAGCGCATCATTGACGAGGTGACCAAGTGAACGTGTCACTCGAAGTCGTCGACTCGTCAAGCCTTCACCCCGACTGCGGGCGTTCATCAAACTCTGCTACAGCCCCGTTGTATGGTGGCCCTATGACACCAACACTTGAATACGAGGACAACAGTCACCGCGCCGCACGTGGCTTACTAGCGCTACGCGAATACTGTCGAGTCATGAGTCGAGCGTCGCTGCCTACATTCGAGGTCGCGATGAACGACCTCCCCTCGCCGGCCAACTGGGACGAACAGTTCACCGTCGTCGACCTCCTGACAGACCTACAGCACTACTGTCAGAAAGCAGACGTGGACTTCGAGTGGTGCTTGAACTCCGCGATCGGGCACTTCGCTTTCGAGAATGGAGAGACCAGCGATGACAACTAGCAAGATCAACAAACAGCCCTACGGTGGCGACGAAGCGTTCTGGGATTGGTTCAA